AAAAAAAAAAAAAAAACACCCCCCCCCCCCATTATTCAAAAGACGCAAAGAACAATAACATTGATCACAACCTTCTCAAGGACTTTGTGCCTGAGCTACAAAAACTTGTTGGCTGGTATCCCCCCATCACCGGAATTGATCTTACGCCTTATCAAGAGAAACGATTGAGTGAATTGTCAAGATGGTTGATTATTGAGGCCCACGCTACCATCAAACAAGTGAAAAAAATGAGAGATTTTTATAGCTGGATGCAAGCCCCACCTCGAATGTCGCAGATTAAACAGGACTGGGCCAGATTCAAAACATCATTGACAAAGGAGATTTCCCCCAATGGCACACAGCATAAAAAAACCACATTATCAGAAGAAGAAAAATTTGCTTATGACCAGCTTATACAAACAACAGATGAGAAGATTTTCCCCGGAGCAGCGCAAAGCCCTAAATGAAGGGCAAATATCGACCGTCCTTCAAACCATAGCAAGATCAATGGAGATCATAAATGAAAAGTTTTAATGGCAATGGGCAAAAGATAATTGCCTATGTAGACCCATCCTCCACCTATCAAGACCAGAATATAGATAATGCAATGCCTATCAATTTGGACGCTGAACAAGCGGTCTTGGGGTCAATATTGATTGACCCAGAGATATTGATTTTTATTCAAGAAATATTGTCCAGCGCTGATTTCTCCTGTGAGAGATTTGCGAATATTTATCAAACTATGGTAAATATTCGTAAAGCGGGAAAGGCTCTTGATTTGTTGGTTTTGGTTGATGAAATCGAGAAATTGGGTAAGCTCGAATTTATAGGGGGAGCAAACATTCTGACTGGTCTAATGAATTTTACGCCGTCTTCTTTACACGGTGTACATTATGCCAATGTGGTCAAAAGATGTTCAGTCAATCGAATTTTAATTGATAGTAGTGCAAAGATTGCAGAGTTGGCATTTAAGAATGATTTAGAGCCTGATGAGGCACTTGGCGCGGCCAGCACAATAATTCGAGAAATAACGTGCTCTAATGTGATCGACAAACCGGAACCGGTTTCAACATTCGCATCTGAATTATTTGATGCAGTTGAGCGTAAAATGGCAGGGTCAGAGGTTCCTTTGACAACATCTCTTAAGTCTCTGGATTCTCAACTTGCCGGGGGTCTATGGCCTAGCAAACTTTACGTGATCGGGGGTCGCCCGGGAATGGCGAAAACATCGCTGGCTTTACAAATGGCATTGTTCAATGCAAAGCAAGGCAAGAATATTTTGTTTTTTTCTCTTGAAATGCCGGGGCAAGAGGTGGTTACCAGACTGGTCTCTTCTGAGGCCAAAATAGATGGAACCTTGATTCAATCGGGCAAGTTGGGTGAAAATATGAAAGATTTCTTGTACTATTTAAACCAAGTCCGAGCCTTAGAAACACTTTATATTGACGCGAAAACTCATGATATTCAAGGGATTTGTAGCCGATCAACAATCCAGGCTGCAACTGGACTGGATTTAATCATTATAGACTATGCTCAGTTGATCCGCACATCGAAAAAGTTTGACACGAGGTCAAGTGAAGTAGGCTCATTTAGTCGAGATTTAAAAAGACTTTCAAAAGAATTAGAGATACCTGTGGTCTTGATATCCTCTTTAAATCGAGGATGTGAAGCCAGGTCGGACAAAAGGCCAATGTTGCTAGATTTGCGGGAGTCTGGCGATATTGAATATGATAGTGATATTGTGATATTTATGTATCGTGATGTGCTTTATAATGAGAACACAGATTTTCCTAATATCACCGAGATTTTGACCCGAAAACAGCGGGGTGGCAAGACCGGAACGATTAAGGCTTTTTTTCAAGAAAAGTTCACAAGGTTTAGTGATGTTAGTCATACGACGCTTTGTTCCTGAGATTTCTATTTTTGCTGAGCCACCGGCTAAACACACGTTCAGCGCCTAAATAGTTGTTAGCTTGCACCAAAACCAACGCCGACAATTGAATCCCGTTGGTTGAGCGTAGGGTAAGCGTAGGTTGGCATATCGGCAACATTCGATTATACTAGATTTTGTAGCGTTATATGGCAGCTTCGTTTGCTGTCGAAAGGATTGAAACTATGAGAAGAGTTCCCCGACCTCCTCTTGGACATCCGTTAGGTTATGAACCTGAGCAATTAACCGCAATTACTGAAAGCGCCCAAATATTGTTTGAGAAAGAGGAGAGAGAATTTTGGGGAACCATTTCGGGCAGGGAAATAACCAGAGACATGGTGCGGCAGGTTCTCTTAGCCGCTGAAGATAAAAATATTCATTACAGGAAAAAGGGGATTGTCCTATTTGATTTTCCGATATGTAAAGGCAGTTTTATCGGAGAGGGGGGCAGGACCATAACTATCGAAAATTATCAAGCCGAGATCGACACGCGCGAAAGATCGACGTTGGACTCTGCGTTGAAATTGGGACGGCACAACCGCGCAGCCTAACAATCGCTTCAACCGGAATTGACTACTTGGTCTCCCCTGAATGACCCGGAGCCTCTAAATTACGTAGCAGTACTGTGGGCCTTGTTTGCCGCTCAGTGTCTAAAGCCGGTATATGACCAGTTTTATAATTCGGCTCCGGCCGGGGCCCACAGTTTTGGTTATTATGAATGGGAAAGTGATTTTTAATCCGCTCGCTTAGGCGGACAAGCCAGGTGGATTAACACTCCAAAAAATGTATAAACGGGAGACCTATGGTTAAGTTGGATAGGGTTCGAGTCCTTGCGGTCGCTCAGCGGATGATTTTTTGAGTGGGAATGAGTGTACATAGTTCTGTCCACCTGGCTTATCCGCCTAACAAACCGTTAAGTGGCCTCCGTGGCCAGAGGAGATAGGAGATGACGGAAACAATGAACGAAAAAGACATACCAGATGCAATTTATTTGCAAGTGCTTGGGGACGATGATAACCTCTTGCGATTTCTAACCAATTTGAAGGATCCAAAAGTAAAAAACGCAAAAAAATATTTGTTACTCTCATCAGACCAAACTAGAGAAGAAGCTTGGGCTGATCTGCAAAAATGGTTAGCCGACAAAACTATAGGCCAGCCGCAGCCAACGTCTAGCTACACGATGGAGCAGCTACAAGAACAAAACTTTGTCGGAGTATATGTTGCACGGAGGTAGTCCGCTGAATTAAACCGTTATATGGCCAACATCAGAGCCAAAACCGGTATTGCGTACCGATTTGGCAAGAGAAAACCAAGACGAAATGAAGGAACAGCAGCTTGTACCATTGGCTAATTTGATCAGAGATCGCTGTAAGCATACAGGATTTTTTCGATTGGACGGAGCAGGTTGTTTGGATATTTTAATACGTACAGAATGAGATCACGTATTTATAGCAAACCAAGTAACAGCCGCATAAAGTAGGGCTAATGTCTAGCGTCGCCTTTGGAGGGTATTATGAATTTTGATGAAGTAAGAATACAATTCAAGCAAACAACAATAAATTGCCTGTTAGAAGATCACTTGGCTCTAGCGATGCAAATGAATTACGTCGTAGATGACGGTATTAAAATGAAACTAAAACGAAAAATTAAACATCTAGGTAAAGAAATAAGGCAAGAGCAAAAGCAATTAGCGCATTTACAAGCTCAAGCTAATATAAAAGGGTTAATGACCGATTATAAAGCAGCTAGTATCCAATTTGGTTCTGAGTTAAGTGAAGTTAATCGCAATCGTCTAAAGAGACAAATTGAAATCTTAGAACAACAGATAATTGCCGCCGAAGCTGAACTTTCACAAGAAGGTCCATCGAGTGAGCCTGAAAAACCATACTAAATCACACATCACTCGCCCCGTCGAAAAACAAGATCAATTGATCTTGCTCTTTCAAGGGCTTTTTTTTCTCTTCTACAATTTTCCTTTTCAAGGCCAAATAGGCGCCTCTTTTATTTTCCTCAATTCCCACGCCGTTTGTAAACGGACTCATTAAAAACTCTTCTCCAAGGTCGATTGTCCTGCTAGTAAAAATCGATGCTTTCCCGGCAAATCTGTGAGATATTGATACGTAAAGCGCAAGCGTAACTACTGCGTCGAGTCTTTCGTAATTCATATTGTGCTGAATTATCCGCCAATAGTTCCCCTGAACACCAGCAGCGGTTTCCATCTTCTTTTCTAGTGCCATTTATCTATCTGCCTCCCCTAATTTATCGGCGATGTATTCAAATTCTATATAAACCAATGATGCCTTAGCTCCGTAGGTGTCTGCTCCGTCGCCCGTGTCGCGAGAAATCTGAATTCCTATTGTATCTTCAAACGCGCATCCGGCCCCATTGATAATCATATCAACTGTCTCTAGCAACTCGTCTTGTGTTGAGTTTGTGCTGGAAGTGACAGTTAGTGGAGTTGTCGCCGCCGATAGCAGTTCTCCATTATTTGAGGCTACGCATACATAATCCATATCCCAAACAACACTTCCAGCTGCCGCAGTTGTCGGCGCCCAATGAACATGGACATTGATATCCGTATTTAGTGCCCAATCGGTTGGTACATGGACATTAAAAAAAACCGATTGTGTTACTGTCTGTGAAAACTGTTTTACCGCAAAAACTCCGACAATCGCATCGGTCGGAGCTGTGCCTCCGGCTCGAACAGAAGAAACGCCAACTACTAAATGCCGAAACACCCTGGCCGTCCCCACCATTGTTTGAAGCCCATCTAATTCAAATTGTGTATAGTTGTTGTCCCAATCGCCTATCCTTACTGCATCTTCACCATCATCTACCCTGAACAAATTGGGTTCCGTACCACCAGCAACAATAAAATCAGAGCCGCCTAATTTGTTGAAATACACGTGAGGGTCAGTGGCTCCAGGAAGGTTCTCTTCGATGTGGTTTTGGCCTGAAGAGTTTTGCACGGCTCTCATTACGGCCGTTTGACCCGCTGTGCCCCTAATTATCTGCCCGATTATTGCCGTTCCTGACGTTTGAGTATGGAATTGGGCAAGCGGGACGGTTTCGTTAATTCCAAACAAACCCTCACTTGTGATCCGTGCGAATCCGTCAAGTATTTCGTCGTTTTGGGATGTTGAAAAAACAAGAGCAGTTGAACTATTACTGTCCACGCCGCTTTCTCGTATTGCATCTATTGAGGCACCAAGTGCTTGCGATCCACCAGCAGGAATGTACAACGCTATGCCAATTCCATCACCAGCTTGCAAATTACCACCGTCTTTAGATGTTACGGCAAAGGGCCGCTTGACTCCTTCCCCGCCTGTATTCGGTTCACGGACATCCAATTTCGTGAGAGGAGCAGTCGCAAACACACCAATACCTGTTCTTGCATTTACAGAATCAATCAATAATAGGATGTTAGAGCCGCTAGAGTCCAAGATTTTTACTAATGTCTCCGAATCGGCCAGCGGGGTCATTTCAAATCCAGACGTGAGGTTTAAAATGCCGTCTTGTTGAATCGTCATCCTTGGGTTTGTCATCGTATCACTGCCGGTATTGTCTTGCGTGTAGAATTGCAACTCAGTGGGAGCTATATTAGCACCTGTCCAGCCACCGGTTGCATTTGAAACGATCTTAGCACCATCAACAACCCCGGTACTAGTATCACTTCCCCGGAAATGGATAGTAGCTAACTCGTCGTTGACGTTTATAGTAGTATCTTTATTAAGAAAACTAAGAATGCCTCCTACATTTGAGGACCCAGCTAGTTCTACCTGAAAAGCGGGCGAATCTGTTCCAATTCCGACACGCTCGCTCACGGTGTCAACATTGAAAATGGGTGTACCAGCAGCATCAAGTATCTGAAATGCAGTAGTCGTGTCGATCTCGTTTTGATGCTTAAATGTTCCTGTCCACACGGTATCTGCTGAGAAATCAAATTCATTAGACAAAAATCTTCTTGCGTCCTCGATATCAGTTCTGTCAGATGTCTCTTTTATTTCTGTTTGTCCGTTAAAAACCTTGACATAGGCAGAGGGTCGCCCTCCTTCGGGCGTACTCGGTTTTAGCGGACTAATAAATGGCGGATTATAGGGTACTGTGTCACCATTAAGAGCCGAGATTAAACTTGTTTCTGAGTCCAGGTAAATTAAAACCCAGCGGCAAAGCCCGGCTCCAGGTACATTAGATGAAAGGTCAAGTCCGTTTCGACCCCCGAAAAATACCCGTAGGCCATTAAAATCATATTCGAGAGTCGAGATGTTGACGGTCATCCCCCCCCCTGGCGACGTTCTGAGCATATCAAGTTGCCGCCGTTTTACAATCTGGGCCTGTAATCCCTGATAAACCTCCGGCACGTAATTTACGCTTGGCGGAAAATGGTCTTGCATCACGCCAAGAACTTCAAGTTCGGTTTGGGTGTCCCGATAACCAACATAAACAGCAAGACCCGCAACGGCCGGGACACCTCCAGCATTTCTATCCCCATTGCGAGTTCCTCGACTGAGGCATTGGGCAGGCGACCAGGTATTCCACAATGAATACCACACATACCCGTCTCGTCCCTCTACGTTTGCAGCGCTTCCGTCTTTTTTGCCACCAACGGTCGTCAATACAGCCGGATAGGGTGTGTTCGTTTTTTGGAGCAGATCGTCTTGCTCTGCTTTGTCTAATTGTGTGCCTCTAAACTTGAAAGGCATTGTTTACCTCTTCGCGTCCGTTGCGTCAATCGAAGTCACTGGTGACGCACTTGATATATTATCAGTTATGTCTTCCCACGTTGCGTAGCCGTCGCCGGAAGTTGCCCTTTCTATCATTGTCCCAGAGGCGGTTAACGAATTCCCTAAGAAAATATCGCCGGATTTTGTGACGCTCATTCCGTAGGGCGTATCTATTTTTGCATTCGCTTGAGAAACCGGGTTTTCTGGTATTTCGTCTGTGCCAATAAATAGTTTACCCTTCCGAACCGTTCTTTTCCATATTTCATATACGGTTGGGGCTCCGCTATCAAGGATGAAAGCCACCATTGTCTGACTATCGACTTTTATTATATGTTCTATTGAGCGAGTTGTCCCAGCGCCGGTTACTATCTCGCCTGCGTCCCAATCCGAGTCACCGTCAAATTGATGGAAATACAACTCAGCATCTCTGGCGTCCCATCCGGGCATTGTCGAAAAGTTTATTTGATTGGCCGGTTTGACGTCGGCTGTTGCTGGTGCATTTAAAGGCGAGAATGTATTTCCAGAATAATTCCACTGGCCGCTAACTTGAGACCATTGTTTTATTGGTCCCGAGTACAGAAAATCCGTGATCCCTGAACCACTTATGGGCCTAAGTGCATTGGCCCAATTAGTACCGTCAAATTCTAAAATATCCTCGGATGCGGCGGTATTCACACCTACAAGAATCCCTTTTTGTACCCCCTGTTGCGTACCGGCCCAATTTTCCAGTCCTGTTTCTATTCCGTTCGGTGTAGTTGCCGCCGCCCAAGATGTGCCGTCAGTTGACGATTCAGAGCCGTTTGTCTGACCAGTAGTCGCCTGTACCAGGTATACCATTTTGCTTCCGTTTTGCCACAATCCAACTTTAGCCGTTGAAAAAATGCCGGTATGTCGAACTGATGTATACGTTTGTGTCCAGTTGCCTGCTGTGCCGTCATAGGAATAAATGTGTATGGCATTGCTCCCGGCTGTTTCTTTCATATACGCTACAAATAATGTTCCGCCAAAATAGCATATTTTTGGTTGGTTTTGGGACTGAGTTGGCACTGTCGGCGAAAAATCGGTACTTTGGCCTATCAATGTTACCGTTTCTTCGCCTATATCCAATTCATACACTTTAAGCAGATTGTCACAAGTGTAAATTTTTGACCCGCCATCCCAAGCAGCAAAAAAGTAGCTTGTCGTTGTTGTTGTCACTGACAGACTTAAATTAGTCCATAAAATATCCATTTCTCGCTCTAGTGGCTGATATTCCATCACATAAGCAATGTACTCCCTCGTGCTTGCGTCTGACCAATCGATGTGAGCCGAGCCTATGTACTCAGGAGCCTCAATTGGTTCATCGTCAATAATTTCAATAGCTCCCAAATCGTTGTCAACGTCCGAGTATGTCGAACCACCATCCTCAGATATTACAATATGTTTTATGCCTGCTTCGCCGGTCAAACCAATTGGCGCATCAAATCTGCCATAAATGTGCCATACTTCATCGTCATCTAAAACTCGTTGCGGATAAGCCACAAACTCTCTTCTAGCTAATTCGTCGAGAGTCGCGCCTCCTAACGCCACCTCCTCAACAAAATCGCCAGCCCATCCGAAAACCAGCAATTTGAGGTTGTTGTCCTCGTAAACCGTAACAAGGATGTACTCACCATTAATTGTAGCCCAAATTGGTCTCGTCTCTGTTGAAATCGATGTTCCGTGTATCGGTGTAGGAACAGCAAAGCCGATCTGGGTGGAAAATGATATGTACATTTCCCCCCTCCACTTGTCACCGTCCCCCTGGCGTTCGGCCAAAATAATAATTGGGCCTGGCGAATATGGGGAAATAGGGTTGTACGGCGGTGTAGCGACTAGATCTGGATTAGGCCAAGCAAACTGTATTTGAATTAATGATAAATCACGTGCCACGGGCGCAGTTGCGTCACTCCACGTGTTGAATGGATTAGGTAGCGTTATTGTTTCTGGCGTTCCGTTTTTGCCTGTAACCCAATGTAACAAACCTTCATCGCCACATCCCCACCAAATTACTTTTTGAGGATTGTTGCTCTGTGCAATATGCCGCCAATATTCATTAATCCTCACACAATTATAAGCTTGGGCTTGCAGTTCCTCCCACGTTGTGTCGTCGTCATCTCTGTACAGAGATGACTGACCGGCGAGGGCGGCCTGTAGCCCTCCCTCTTCATCTTCATCCCAAGCCTCATCTGCGGAATCTGACCAATCGGCATCAGGCAGACTGGTCGGGAAATCGCTTTTAATCCCGTCTGGGCCAATGGCCTCTGGGTGAAGGATCACGCTTGTTTGTGTTTCGCCACTTTTACTGTTGACGCTCGATATGATTTGATGACATATTAGATTAATATTGTCCATTGTGCCTCGATTCAAAATGTCATCCAAGTCAGAAATGGAGTACATACCATACGAGCCAATAGTAGTAAATGCACCGCTATAGTCCCCTGAACACGTAAATCTTATTTCTTGTATCTCCAAGTTGCCTTTGGCCAGATCGCGCCCGGCCCGTTTATTGGCGTCATCTTGGCTATCCAAAATGGAGCGACTTCTATGTTTGTGAGAGATGCCGTAGGTATTGATTGTACCTATGTTGTTGTTATTGTCATCAACATAGCCAGGTATCATAGCCACATACGGAATTGATGATGTTTGGTTGTAAAAAAATCCGGACACCATTGCCTTTACCATGCGTGCCCGTTGGTGTGCCGGATAATCAATAGTACCTGACACATCCTCTGGCAATATTTCAAAAATCTCATCAAGAGCAGTTCGGTCGGTCATTAATTGTGTTTCATCTACCAAGTGTATTCTCCCTACCCTGTCACATTGAAAAACAGAGAAGAGGTTTTTGGTCAGATTATTTATCATAGCCAAAATAGAATTAGAACCCGGCTGGTCAAGCTGCCCGCCTGCCGCCTCAAATTGCGATTCCTTTATGTATTGCTGATTGTCCATCAATCCTTTTACATCACAAATGGTCAAGATGTTCGTGTGCCATCTAAGTAAATGGTGAATTGCGCGACCGACTGTTAGCCAGCTTGCGTAATGATACCAGACGGTTGGTGTGCCGCCCTTTGCCTCGACGGTAACCGAGTTCATTGGCAATCGTGCCAGCATTTTATCAATTGAAATAATGGTAAGCGAGTGATCAGAGTCGCCACGTTGTAGGTTTTGCTTGTTGGCGACTTTATCCACATAGCCAATTATTGGCTCAGGATAATCCAACCCCAGAACGGACACAACTCCAGATATACCGTCAAAATAGTCATTGTGAAATAAGCCCACTAAGGCGCCGGTTGGGAGATTCGCTATTGTCGCGTCGTCTCCGTCCATACTCAAATTGGCCTGGACTCCTCTCCCCAATTGTTCGGTAATTTTTACCTTACTAAATCCTGTAAGCGGCGCAACGGTTGAAATAATGAGAATTCGCTCTTGAGTTTCCAGATTGTCATCAGCTGCCGTGCATGTCGCTGTCCATTGTCCTACCGAGGTTACGGTAATCGTCCCGATTCCCGTAGTGGTATTAAAATTAATAGTTGGCCCTGTTGGGGCTATCGCAAGTATATAGGAATCTATTGCTGCACCCTCGGCAATAGCATAGCTATCACTGAGGTCGAAATTAAAAACAGCAGAACTATCAACCAACTCTTGATATTGTATTGACGGCCCGGCGATACAAACGGGGCCAGGCGGCCAAGTAAAATTTGTGCCATAAAATTTCTTCCAGATCGAGGTGTCCAAATCAATCCTTGGCATTACCCGCCAAGGCTCTGTTTCGTTATCAACAACGGTCAGGTAATCATCGTCCTCAAAATCGCGGCCATTTTCATCAATCGTTATTGTTCCAGTTGATGTGGAGCCGGTTATTGATTTTACCCTTTCGATTCCTTTGTCGTTCAACCCTGCCGCTGTCCCTATCCAAAGAAGCATACCATCTGTGACAAGAGTATAATCACCGGCCCCACCGTCATAGACAATATCTCTTGCCCCGCGCTCAATAGACGCATCGTCTATTTGAGCAGTCAAAGTGGACTGAGGATTGACGACGACAAGGAAAAACTCGGAACGGTGTTGCGTGGTTCTTAGGTTGGTTAAGTTACCGGCTGTTAATATAGTCATTATAAAAAATTCTCAAACAGATATGTTTTTTCTGTTTCTGTCAGCACCCGTTTGGAAATATCCGTCTATTAATCCACATTGGGTTATGCCTATTCGGAATCGTTCCCATCATACGAAAAACGAAAAATACCCGCTTGCGTTCTCTAGTGTGTCGGAAGATAGTGTGAAACATCCCCGCGGGACGTAGCTTATAGCAGTCAAATTACAGTCGCCGCTACACACAGTTGGTGCTGATGATTCGCTTCCCGTGTGTAAGGTAATTGTTGCCGATGTTGGGACGGTGAAAAATACCGTTACATTGTAGGGGGGGAGATGTCCTACCTCAACCGTATTCGAGGAAAAGACAATTATATCATCTGACCACACCACATTGTTAATTTCAAGCAATACATTAGTAAACCCACCACCACCTTTCACCGGGTTCCATTCAGGCATTAAGGGCCTGCCGCGCAAGTCCAGAAATTCCTCTTTACTAGGTGTAGTTGCGTCGCTGCGTGGTATAGTCAGATATAGTTCGTCATCCCCGGCAAGAAGTACCCAAGACTCTATAATATTTGCCTGCTGCACGGGGATGCTATTCCATAGCAATTGTACTTTCTCGTGCCCTTGCCGTCGTTCTCCACCTAAAGAGGTTGTTTTTTTCACCAAATACGACTTGGTTGATACTAAGTCGGGTTGAGCAAGTCCAAGAGTTTGGAAATATCCGTCTATTAACCCACATTGGGTTATGCCTATTCGGAATCGTTCCGGATACATCATTTCTCAAGTGCCTCCCTGATCAGATTTATGAACATTTCTCTATCAATGGCCGACCTAAGCGGGTCTCCTGTAGTAATGTTTATATCGCCACGGCTGTTATTAATGCTGGTAGCCTGATTATTAATGGCTTGCTGTACTGCCGGTTGCTGAGTGGCCCCTGGTTGAAATAGCACTTCACCACCAGCAACCATTGCCGGACTATGAATACCTGTAGGACCCGGCATAATTCCACCGTCCGCAAATCCTGGCGATAGGCCGGGGAACAGTGTTGGGCCAGCCGACCCTCCTCCGCCTGCTGCTCTAGCCCTGGCCCTTGCCAGTCGCTCATATGCTTTTATTTGCGCGTTAACCGACGCCTCTACTGCCGCTTGTTTCTTTTTTTCGCTGGCCTCGATAAGGGCAACTTCGTCATTTAGTTGCTTTTCAAGATCAGCCTTGGCCCTCGCATTTCGTTTCTTCTCATCTTCGGCGGCTCTTGTTTCCTGCGCCTTGATAGCCTCTCGTTTTTCTTCGGCTACCCGTGCCGCATCCTCAAGTGCCTCTTGATTCGCGCGTTGTTGCTCCTCGAACGCCCTGGCTAGAGCCTCAACCAAATCCTCTATCTGTCGTTCGCTGGCTTCTTTTGCGTCTTCGCGCTCTCGTTCACGTTGGAGCTTGAGTTCTTCCTTTTGTCGCTCGCCTTCAATTCTCAATTCCTCAAGCGATTGACTGCGGTCTGTCTCCGCTCCTTGCAACTCTTCTTCGCGCTGGCGTTGGGCATTTACGAAAGCAATCGCGTCACGTGATCGGGCTGCGTCTGCTGCTGACAGATCGAAATCACGGCGAATCTCTTGTATTCGCTGTAAGTGATCGCGTTCTATATCAACTTTGTCTTGAGCTAGCGTGCGAGCCAAGTCCGTTTCATCTCTCCCGGTGTTTTTGTCAATGTCTGACAAATCCCGGTCGAGGTCTTTTGAGGCATCCGCTAAAGCTTGCTGATGTTTGCGAATAAGCTCTTCGATCTCTCGCTGGTTTTCTCTGGCAATTTCGAGGCGTTTTTTTGCTGCGGTCTCTGCGGCATCAAGCCGGGCCCGCTCGAATTTAATTTGATCGTCGAGGATGCGGCGTTGATGGGCGGTTTCTAGTTTCTCAGTGGCTTCATTGACTTTTTTAGTAGCTTTCTCTAATTCGTTTAATTCGTCTCCGGCCTCACGCGCCGCCGCCGCCTCAGCTATAAGAGCATCTGCTTCGGCTATGCCGGATTCCGTTGATTCCCCTACAGCTAGTGCTCTTTCCTCGTGCTTTTTTTTATTTTCCGCTACACGTTTAGAGGATTCTTTTATCTTTTCGTTGAATTCCCCGATCACTTCATTGTATGCCTCTTGCCCCGCCTGGTCAACCCTTAGTTGATCTCCTACTAAATCACGTGGTACCGAAGAAAATTCGTCAAACGTTGTTTGTTGTGAGGTAAGTGCATCAGATTCACGTTGCCTCGCCTCATCCTTTGCCGCTTGCGCTCGTAACACTGCCAAGGTTTTCGCCATGCCCAAAATAGTCTGTTCTAGGGTATTTACCGTACCAAGCAAGGTGATAGGCACTTCCAGATCAAGTAAAGTTTCAGCTAGAATCTTTGCGGCCTCTACCATCGAGAACAGGGCTTCTGATAATTCAATGGCCTCCTCAGTATCTAAATTCTCAAAAAATTCCGTGATACCCGATCCAATAAAATCAACTACCGAGGCGGCTACATCGCCAAAAGCCGCCGCTATAAGCTCAAAGTCGTCAGATCGCTCGTTCAGAACACCCCCAAGGGCATCAAACTGCTCTTTTAGCTTCTCAATAATTGGGTCGCCAAGAGATGCTTGCAAATCTTTTGCCACTTGTTCGGCTCGCCCAAACGATGTGGCGAAAGTATCTTTTGTTGATTCCAGGGAAATACCCATCAAGTCCAACTCTTTAGTTAAGCCTTCGACTAGTCCAGTTGCAGAGCCAAATTCTTTCATTGAATTATCAATCCGGCGAACGGATTCATCGGCTAATTCAAATCTCATCTGCAATGAATTTAAGTCTCCACTAAGAGCTTCTATCAAGGCTATTCTAGCCGCTCCTCTAATACTTTCCGGCTGTGACCGTAAAAGAGCTACTGCCTGCTCTGATACTTCTTCCACTTGCTCAAGACTCTCTACAAATGGCAAAAAAGCTTTTGCTATCCCAGTGACGTCCGTACCCAACTCTCGACTCTTTGCACGAAGACGATCAAAAACCGCTGAGGCTGCTTTTTCGTTCCCCTTAAAAATACCGACAAAAGCAGCTTCCACAAGTTCAAATTCAGAAGCAACGTCAACAGAACCTCGAGCAATACCCACAAGAGCTCCAATGGCCTGCTTGCCAAGTTGTATAAATTCGGTAGTCAGGCTCGAAACCAAACCGCTAATTACACCGATTTTAACACCAGACAGTTTGGCTGATTTACCAATACCGCTAAAGGCAGTATCTCCGCGTTTGGCTACTTTTTCCAACGCTTTGGAAATTCCCCTTAATGATTTTAGTATTTCATCGTCATTTAATTCAACTTTGTAAACAACATCTGGCTTAGGCATTGTTCGCCTCTAATTTAGTGGTAATATACAGTGCTTGTGCGTAGATTTCGTTGGCTTTTTTCAACACTGAAACTTTATCCTGGCTTTCGGTATCTAAGGTCGAAAATTTTGTCATCAGATTCTTTAACTGAATGTGTAGCAACTCGCCGCGAATGTATTCAGCTTGCAGTTTTTGACGTGCCTTCAAGTGGCAAGTCAAAAATAATGCCACCTGCGGTGTTACGCGCCGAATACCAACCGCTAAATTTATTTGATGATAATGGATCGCAAGGTACGCGTAAAAATTAGCGTTTATTTGCACGCATAACGTCCTTCCACCCCTTTTTGAACCCAGCGTCAATTCGCCTGTTTAAGCGTGGGCGAAGGTCTTTTTTAACTGCCTTGTCTAAATGACGCGGCGGAAAGCCAGGATGATTAACCTGCCGGGAAAAGACTTTTTTCCCGCCCCTAACCTTGCCGCTTCCCCCAAACCTGGCCGGGTTTGCACCTGTTTTCGCTTGGTAGCTACGTTTCCCTCCCCAATTGTATACCAGTACACCGCCTGGCTTTCGGGGTTTGATGGTATGCGGTTTGGCTCCTGTGTCATTTATCAATTTCCACAGGCCACCGATATTCAGGTTCCGGTTCACTTTTTGCCGTCGATTGGTGATCTTGGTCTCAAGCCTGATTTGTCCGGGCACTACAAAAATGGTCGTCTTAAAATTGGGCTTATGTGTCCAATTGTCAACAACCCGATCCAAGGATCGGGTTGTTGTAGCTGCCACTGGTTTTAATTCCTCTCGAACTGCCTGCCGAACTAAATTGTACTGAATTTTAGGTGATTTGGGCCTATGAGTCATCACCACGCCGGATTTCCTTTTAGCCATTTTTTTCCCGTAGGCTTTCCATCTCTAAACCAGTCAACCATTCTCGATGTTTTAAGTCACATATCATCGTGGCTCTGTCTCTGATGGTAAATTGACTCCATTGCTGGATCGTCCAACTATTTTGTGCTCTAACTTCGCCCGCCCATCCCCTGGTCGATATAAGGTGGGCGTGACCGGCAGGCAGATCACCCATAGCTTCAAATAAAGGCTTTTTCTGGAACGAAGCCGAGAAACACCTCGGACAAAACGTCCGAGATATCCTTACCTGTCACCTCTGGACAGAGTACAGCTTGTTGAAGGGCAGGGTAGTCTGAAATGGATATTTTGTCCCTGTCGTCGTCATTTACGCAATTTTCGATAATGTACTGAGCAACATCATGCGCGTGTTGCTCAGTACATTCTGCTTGAAATTTCGCTTGGGTCAAGGCGGCTTGATAATGATTGTACCGCAGCCACAAAGCCATATCGTGACTATTGGCTTCACATTGATTCATTGGAAAATCCGGCTTTGTAGGAGGAGTCGTAAACTTGGTCAAATCATAGTCGATAACCTGTTGTATGCCCCCATCGAGCTCCAAAACAATTTGATACGGCCCCGGATTATCGAATGGAACATTGATCGATAATTCGTAAAGATTCAATTTACGAATCGGAATGATGTCTCCATTCGATAGCGTGATTTCCATTAGCTCAATTTCTCGATTAAACCAGAGGTGCTTAGGTCGCCAATCACAAACGTCTCATTGGGATTAGAAGTTTCAGCGGCCATATTATAGCCAAGCTGAACGGTTGCCGTTTTCTCTATCCAAGTAGCACCCCCATCACGGGTAATCCACGCTTCACCCGCCCCACCAGAATTGTCTACATAAGCCTCTATGACCTGATCGCTGCCACCTTTACAAAACACACTGACTACCGTTCGATTCGATCCAAAATCTTTGAGCGAACTCCAGCCCGCAGCAGTCTTGGCGCCATCTTTATTGAGATAAAGGCTCTGTCCATTACCAGCAAATATTCTGCCATTTTTAGCGCGAGAAATCGAGTAGAATATTCCCCCACCGCTCGGCCCGACTCTGGTAACAAAGCTTCCTTGGTTACTGGTTTTCTCTTCCAAAATAGCATTCGAACTACCCGCTGCCCAAATATTCCCGTCATCATCTTGGAGCATCGCATTTATGCTGACCCCTGTAGCGGAAATCGCCGCGCCTGGGTCGGTCTGCCCCCCATCGGTTGAAAGATAAATCGAGTGCGCGCCTGCTATTCCAGCGGCCATCATCAACCTATTGCCATCACCCCATACTCCGGCGTTGATCTCACTGGACACCGCAGACGCAGCAATAGTAACCTCTGTAAAAGCTGGAATTGTGCCTTCGTTCTGAATAGTAACATCGCCATAGGCAAACGTGGCCTTTTCTACTCCAACTATTCCACCAAAACAAATCAATCTAAATTGTGTGTCAGAAATTGGCCGGGCTACCATTCCTGGAATAGCGTGAGCGGTAACGAAGGGACTAGGATCGGTTCCGACCACTTGGTTGGTAGCTCCTCCATCCACAGAGTAGTACAATTCATTCTGTGCTGCGTAATAGTGTACGTCATCAGCGGGTCGCCAGCCTGTACTGATGTTTCTTTGCCACGACAAGATTAAAATAGCCGTGTTTACAGCGGCCTGCGCTGTCGTAATTTGGCTTAATGTCGTATTTAGTTGGTATATGAGGTCTCTGGCAATCTCATAAGTAATCGTTGACTGAATTACGCCAAATTCTCCAGTTATAGCGGGACCCGCTCCCATCTCTCCTGACGAGATGTCCAAATCTGCGTCGTAAACCTGAACAGCCAGAGACGGGAGACCAAGGTCTTCTGGGAATTCAAACCGTAATCTCTGGAAATTAATCGACTTTTCTTTGCGGTAACTCTGCAAAAGCGGATGTGTTTGATTGAATTTTTCGTAGAAATTCACAGTCAATTGAGGTCGAGCACCAGGTGGCTCTGCGCCAGAAGCCACTTCAATATGACCAACCCCCTCGCTTTTCCCGTAAACCGTAGTACGGCTCTTTTCAATAAGGCCGATCGCATCTTGACCAGTCTCGCTAGTCGCCAGCAAATTTAAAAGTCCTGTTTTGTATTTTTCTTTCCACAGAATAGCATGCGCCTGTGATAGTGCTGCAGTCCCCATTATTTTTTACCTCCCTCTTTATTTTTTTCAACCCTGATAGGCACTGGGGTATCCAGTGCCTTTTCCAGTCTTTCAACTAACGGGTAAACGGCAACTCCACATTGAAGCATTGGCCTCCCAATTCGTGCCGGCGCATTATCCAGGTCTGTCCTGGATTTTACAAACGACAAAACTTGGTATATCGCATCAAGGTTGTCTTCGTATCCGGCACGTTTAATCAATGCTCTGGTTATAAAATTCGTCATTTTAACTCCTTATTCCAAAAAAGATATTTGTACTTGAAACTGCAAAAAATAAAAATCCTTGCCGTAAAACTCTTCGGCAGTACTGCCCGTGTCGGTGATAGACCCGGTTTGAGTATTGTTGATCGTAAGGTAGAAATCACCGTCAAAGACAGTCTTGTTGGTTTCAGCCCCGTAAACCTGAGAAAATCTATCTATAAATACGGGTACATCATTTTTGAATGCAGGGTAATTGTCGGGCTGTGCTTTATAGAGAAACAAAAGAATTTGCAGTTCCCTGGTTGACTGAATGTAATCAGCTATCCTCTGATGAGCCCCGGTTCCTGGGCCTGTCAAAACCAGAGGAAGCGAAAAATTCTTGAGTTCTCCAAGCGTGGGCCAGCCTAGTTGATCATCTTTGCTTACAGCCTCCCAAGTCACCGTACCGTCAACGACCGTGTTACCCAGAACCACTGGCCACGTTGGCTCACTGCCTCCCGTTGTTCCGGCTACCGTTGCCTTGTAGTAGAAATCACTCAGCACAGTTGATGATACGTGCCGGTTGGTCACGTACACGGTTGATGCTTCCCACTCCCTAAATCGCACATTTGGGACACTGGAAACATCCTTTATATCATCGTGTAAATTTTGCATCAACTGGAAGGCATTTAATGTATTGCTGCTCATCTCGACCGTTGGGTTTTTACAGATATGTTTCGGTATGGAAACGAATTATCTCTTACATTTATGATATTGTGATCCTCATTCCCCCATCGGATAATGTGATGCTCTAATATCCCAGTGGTTGCTGTCCAAGTCACCGTACCGTCAACAACCGTACCACCTAGCACAGTAGGCCACGTCGGTTCACTGCCTCCCGTTGTTCCGGCTACCGTTGCCTTGTAGTAGAAGCCATTCTCTGTGGTTGGAGCAACGTGTTGACCTACGGCGACGGCCGTGGTTACTATCCAAGCGGACGTATGATTATTCGGTATAGTTGAAATGGGGTAAGAGAAAATGAATGTGTCCTCTACCTCGGCAAAGTTCTCTTCAAAACTGCCAATGCGAACACTGGATACATCTTGAGTGTGGACACACGCCAACGAACTATATACGGTAGTCTCCACCAACAATGCAGACGCAGGTAGGATGATATCCACCGTAATTGTCTTTGTGATGGTAGGGATACGAGAAGCGAAACCCATTTTGCCCTCTATTATTTAATTGATTAAATTCAGACCCCAAAGCACGATGTATGCCCTCAAGTCCATATTCAATCACCAATCTATGATCTCGTTCCCGAATTGGTCTCGTTGGAACGGCGGTATGATGACGTTGCCGTCATCGTCTGTTGCCTGAAAGTTTAATCCAAGTGTTAGCGACGATTCGCCGTCAACTGTTTTGTGCGGATAATCTTTAGCTAGAGCGACATAAATCTGAGCCAATCCCTTCGCATCAAACGAGATGTCGCCTTGCTTCTCTTGCCTAGAGTAAATCGTCCACTCTGAGGCGAGTACTTCAAATGCTTGCCCCGTTGCTGCTGACACACTATCGCCCTGAGTAAGCAAGAAATATGCTATCTCATTATCGCTAAAGTTTCTCTTATCCGGTCGGGGGCCACCCTGTTCAGGCGAGGTATTTTCCTGAGTGTCCCCTATAGCAAAGCGCAATTTATCACGATTAGTTAGGAATGTGTCTAAAAAAGTAAAAGCCATTCATCACTCTTTAATCCGTACTATAAAGTACTGTTGCTGTAAAATCTATGTTCCCCGTCTCCGCATTTTCAGTGACCAACATCACCAAATCACCGACACCCGGTTTACCTGTTGCACCACCGGCTGCTCCTGCCGGAGAAGCCAAACCAGTGTCATTCTGCCAAACAGTATTATCGTCGTCGGCAATGTTGCTAATGATATTGGTGAGTGCCCCACTCACCACGCTTAAATTAAGGCCCTCTTGGTTGCCACCCCCAAGCGTAAGGTCCCAGAAAAATGACGAAAATCTATCAGTGCTGTCGGTGGGGTTTTGGTTCGATGACAAATGAAAATTGAGTACACCAACTATAGAACCGTTAGTTTCGTCATTTTCCACGACTACGCCAATTATGATTGTAAAATCACCATCTGATGCCTTTTCGGCATTAAAAGATAGACTAAGGAGATTTATGCTGCCGATTCTTGTATGAGGGTAATTGGTTATATCACTTTTGTCTATCAGTACATAGCCGGTCGTTGCAGCAACACCAGCCGCATTTAGAACGGCCGTATAAGTAGGTCTTGGTAGCATTATTTACTGGCCTTTTTTTTTGACGTTCGTTTGCGCTTTGGGGGAAGGGCGGGGGCGGGAATAGGCAAAAGAAAAGAGCAATCAAGTAACGGTGATTCTTTTATTTCGTCCGTTACTTGTTCATCAGACAATTCCACAAATGTCTTGAAGAACAGTCTACCAGCAACCTGTACAACGGCCTGCGGATAGTTTTGTTTTAGGGATACACGATACATAAATAACGACCTCGCTAAGTAACTAACTCGACTGCCACACCGGACAAATCTGCCCCGGTTATTGTGTTCATATTGCCAAAAAATACATCTCTGTCATTGGCATCTAGTTTAGTTGAGCCATACACCATACAGTCTTGAAAAAAGATGCGGCGTGGCGCCCCCATACCTGCCGGTGCTAAAAAGGCAGATGTCATTGCAGTGCCCGTGTGATTATTCAAGAATCGACAGCGGACAAAAGTGTTGTCTCTGTCAATACCTGTCGCGTCTGCGATTTCCATAAAGGCGGCCCCCGCATCGCCCGCTCTCATTCGGATAGTGCAATTCTCAAATATGTTGCGGTGAGCCTCGCTGTCCCAGAGTATTCCAACCATACCTGTAGCTGCGTCTATAGTGTCCACTCCAATGGTGCAATTAACAAAAGTATTTTCTTCCGCACCGTCTAATTTAAGTGATGCGCCTCCATTGATTGCCTGCGTCGCATGGCCCCCGCCTGCAAAGTGGACATTTTCAAAGTAATTTCTGCCCCCGGTGACTTGTACATTGATTAGGCTGGTCGCATCATCAACGCCTTGGAAGATATAAAAGTTTTTAAAAATGCAGCCAGTGGCCGTGATGTTTAGCAACGGAGAAAGCCCTGTGGACGTGGCTGTTTGAAAAATCCGGGCGCGTTGAGCGACACGAGTTGGCGCAGCAATGCCGATGAGATGAGTATAGTTTTTGGCCCACGTAATTGCGGTGGCTTCGCTCACCGACGTACTCCCCGCCACGTAAAACAGAGTATCATTTTGATTGGCCGTCATCTTTGCGTATCCGCCACTAATAGTGGATAGCGGCGTAGATGGGTCTTCACCGCTATTGCTATCAGATGCGCGACTGCTGGTGGGGTCTACAAAGAAATACTTCGCATTTGCCCCAAAGGGAACGCCTGCCATTACTGGCAAGCCACCCAAATGATAGAGCATATCGCCTACAGTTGTCATAAGAATAATCTCCTTCTAAGTCTTGCCCATTAAAACTTGGCGCCAGTCGCCATAGCCGGTATTGTATCGTCCGTGGAATTTATAAAACCTCGTACCACCCTCAGCGGTTTTTTCCTCATCCCAAATTGTCAATTGGGCCGCTTGTCGAATTTGTAAAATAATGGGTTTCAAAAGCGAGTCCGAGGCCACAGCAAACCAGGCTGTAGTGTCCAAATAGGGAGAAAATAACGGCTGTTTTAACATGCCATGCCAGGGGTTCTCTTCTAAATTTGCCGCTTGGTAAACATTAGGATTTCCGGCCACGTTCTCTGCCAACCTAAAATTAGTAGGCGATGCTATAATAAGGTTGTGATTGATCCCGACCGGTTCCCCCGTACCGTCCTTGAGATTCTGGCCAGCAACCCAAACAGTCTCGAAATTATCAATACTCAGTGATAAATCAAAGAGATTATTTTGCGCGGTTTGGTATTCTGCGCTGGGATCAATGTGACTAGCAGAAAAGAAATTTTGTCCATCGTAGCACAACCCAAAGAGGGCAGCGTCGCCGCCGTTTAATGCTTGGAAGCAAATTTTATCTTTATGTATCTCAAAATTTTGCCCTGCTTGTCTGGCTTTCACATCCAGACTTCCGGCCCGGTCATCGTTGATAGCATTGTGCGAGACCGACAGAGTAATCTCATAATCTTTATTGGCGATCTCGATGTTGACTTCATGAATACCCTTCGCTTGCGGCATATCCACGTATTCAATCGGCATAGGCACGGCCCCAATATCAGTGTAATTTTCGCTTGCCCCGGAACTGGCCGTCTCCTGTACAAATGCCCCTCTTTGAGAGACAAACATCCTCGCACCTTTTAGGAAACCAGTCCTTACGCCGTAATTCAAATGTGTTGCTATATCATTTCTTAAAATTGTCATTTGCTTAATACTCCTTAAGTCGCTGTATTCGCACGCCCGGAAGCGTGCGAGATGTCGATCCATGCATTTGTAGCATCTACGTTTCTTAATGTCCCCACCCATTGATTATTACTCGAGGTGGTAGTAAACGTCGTGTCGTCGGATGCGTAGACCGGCGCTCCAATATCAGTAACAGCTACACCAGAAAATGAGGCAAGCGGTACTCCAATCAGGCCAGTTGTACGTACTACAATTTTTTTATCCCCCTGTGCCGTATCTGCTGCTACTACGGAAACCGTCTCTTCAGCAAACCCCACAAACACGTCACCACCAGCCGACGTAATTCCAGATTGATGCGGCAGAACATATCCATCAATGTCCGACACGTCTATAATCATTACAGCGCCTTTATACGCAGTGTACGCTTCCGACCCGCCGCCTCTGTCTGTATATCCTACCATACCGTATTGTTGCTGTTCCAGTAAGCCCTTGCTTGGCCTTGAAACTGCCTGCGTCATATTTGTCATTTTAGCCTCCTATTTCCTTTGGAGTTAAATTACTCAAATCGTAATCGCTGGCTTTCCCCGCTACTATGCCAGTCTCCAGCAATTCTGACAGAGTAATTTCGCCGTCTTTCAAATCTTTAATCACGAAAAGGGGCAGTTCTTGCAATTTTGTCTTCCCCGCGCCTGTAGACCCTTTTTCCGTAAAACTAACAACCTTTGCGGACAATACTCTCTTTAGAGCGTTTACTTTGCCTACTCCAACAGCCTCCATCAATTCGATAATTTCTTCAGGACTTGAAGACAGCCCCGCAGCTCCGCTGCAAATTTCTTGCGCAAAAGTTGAATACTCAACAAGCAGAGCTTGAGCCTCGGCGAGTTCAATGCGAATCTTTTCTGTCAATTCTACACGTACCTGCTCTCTTATCTCAAAACTCTTTTGTTCCTGCGCCTTCAATTCGGACGTCACTTCGGCGCGGATTCTTTTCCGCTCTTTCTCCAAATTAACATCCTCGATTTTGTTTAAAGTCATTTCTACCTCCGTAGGTTTGTTGATTTCCACGGCCGCAGGAATTTTTGTTTTACTCATCCATTCGGCGAAAACGTCCAGAACGCCGAGTTGCTCATAAGTAACAACCCCGTCACTTAATGTGACGGCTTTTAACCCTTTAACTGCCGGGAAATTGACTAGTGATACCGATTTTATAATTTTATCTTTAACTTGGATAAATGCGGAGATGTATTGATATATTTTTTGAGATACCAATTTTTCCCCAAGCTCATTCCAGTCAATTTCGGCTAATAAGACATCTCCTTTTCTGCTCAGGCTTTTTACCCAGCCTGCCGCTTCCTCTTGCCGGTGATCGACATCAACCGGCACACCTTGTCCGGCCGCATTTGACGCAAAATTGGCCACAAACAAATCCAAATCTGCGCTACTAATCTCGACCTTCTGTCCCGATTTGTCCGTAAAAACACCGGTTCGTAAAACCTCAATTGGCCTGTTTCTGTTTTCGCTTACTTCAGCAAATTCTAGGTACATAAAATCCCTTTTTCAATAAAAAAGGCCATCAGCTATATGCTGATGGCCTAGAGTTTTCGGTGGGTCTCCTTGCCGTTGCCAAATTTTCGGGCAACAAATATTTAATTGGAAAACATTAATGCGATTATATCATAAATCAAAGGTTGAGTCAAGTTTTAGGAGGCCTTTCTTTTTCGATTATCACAGGCCCATCGCTCCTCAGTTTTATCAAAACTGTTGCGGTTCCGATGGAATTTAATTGCCTCATTCTCTCAAGAACTTTTAATTCTTTTAGAGACACAAACGTGTTGAATTTCTCGGGGGCTTTTACGCGCACAACAACATAGTCAAGCGGAACAGTTGTGCTTGTTGAAAAACGTATCTGTTGTTCTAGGAAATCTTCGTTGTTGGACATTAGCTACCCATCCACAAATCTTGACAATCCTCTCTATTTAATTTCTTTAATGTAAAATCCCATACGTGCGGACATCCAAGGTGGAATGGTGATGGATTATTGACGGCCACTTGCTTAGTGACCATTCCCCGATTAAGCCATCCTTGGCAAATCTGTTCTGCGGCCGGGTTGGGGCCCACTAATTGTGCCGTTCCGTCTATGTCATTAAACTGATTGAAGTCACGTTGAGCCAAGCTTCGAGCAGTTAAGTTTGTATGCGTAGCTATTTGATCGTCCTTGTGCTTTGCTCGTCTATTTTCCCATTTAGCCAATCGGTTGGCATATGCAAACCGATTGGCTCTCGGCGTATCGCTTGATATAGCAAGAATCGCTATACCAAGTTCGTAGTTGTAAGTATTTGCAATGCTCATTGCGTCATCCCGACTCAAATCGTTCAACTCCGATAAAACAGGTCCTTCACTGAGTATTGCGCTCCGACCACATCCTGCCTCTGCTGCCAATTGATTTAAGGTTGCCTCATACTCATTTCGACGGTTCTTTAATAATTGTGCGCGTAAAGCCTCTTCATTCACCATATCATACCTGGTCGCCAAGTGTACCAGTTTTTGCACATCCGTCATTGAGGCCACCAAGGTGCGCCAATCTAACTGAGGCATCAAAAAACCTCCTGTTCGTCTGTTTCTCTAGCAGAATCCCAAGTTTCTTGGGGGATACTACGTAATCTCTGCAAGCGGGCGGGTAGATCACTCGCCTGTCTTAGTCCCTTCATCGTTGTATTTTTACGTTTTTTCGAGTCTACCGATACAATTTTGTTATTAGCCGGTAAAGGTTCGGCAAACTGTACGTCAAAAATCTCGTCTTCTCCCCAAGACAAAACGCAGGTAAGGCAATGCCTCACGGTTCCGTGCCCCAGAAAAACGTTTTCAGGTGATTTGCAAAAAGGGCATAGTTCATTTATTTGTTGCGTAAAACAATTCTTTGTCATTCTCTCTCTTTTCCCAAATCGTGTAATACACCGCCAATAATACGCTCAACACTTCGAGCGTCGTTTACAATGCTTTCCCGAAACTCTTTATTTTCTTCTGTTTGCCCTCCAGAATTTTTCGGAATGATTTCCGGCATACGTGCTTGTTGTCGAATCCATAAGTGATCCTCTTCGCCGAGAGGCACCAAATTCGATATTTGAGAGAGAAACTGCCCCAGCCCAACGAGGTCAGGTTTTTTTACTTCGGTATGGATTATTCGAGGTAGCCCTGTCATTTCAGGTATTTTATTTGCATCAAATTCAAACAATCGTTTGACACCGAATTTTGTCCACACCGATGCTATTTTATCCAGCAATCCATTTACTACCATTAAAAACATTTCAGACTTGTCGCTTTGACCAGAGCCTTGGCTCAAAACACCTCCGCCCAACTGCCCGGCCATCAAAAATTCTGCCATCACGGTTTGAAGCATTTGAGCTCGATACATTTTGATTGTGTCCAATAATGATGACGCATTATTATTGGACGTACTCTCAAGTTTAAAGTCGACTCCCGGGGGAGTCGAAACAAACTGATTTTTAGCAACAGTAAGCCCTTGCCCGATCGCTTGTACGTCCGCCTTATCTGCTGATGAAGGTTTTTCTTGAAAATGAAAATGAGGCAATCCAACAAACGCTCTTTGCCAACCTATACCACTAATTATTTGCAAATTTACGACAAAATGATACATTTCGTAGGCCGACTCAAACAATGCCAATCCTTCCGGATTATTTCCGTCTCGCTCAAAAACGAAATGTAATAATTCTTCGGACGGCAAAAAAACTTCTTCAAATTTAGGCGCAGCAACCTGCCACCATCCCCTAAACCCGCCACCATCGTCTAGCTCCCATCTATTAAAAGAGGATTGACGACGAAACGCAAATTTCTTCCAGCCAACTTTGCCATCAGAATAAAGGCTCGGTATCTCTGCTGTTGCTCCTGATCGCCGTTTATAAACCGTTTCAAACGACGACCAACTTAAGGGGACGCACGAGAGTACGTCGTCTATAAAATCCGGTATGGTTATGCTCATATCATTCATACACTCGATTAAAAAATTCGAGGCTTTTTTGTCTGCCGGAAGAACGCTAAATGGTTCACTTGTCCAAATAGCTTGCCGGGACAAAAGTTTAATTGCTAGCACTAAACTGCGAAGAGACGGGTCTCTCCGCCACATTTTTGAATAAATATCGTAAGCTTCCGGCCATTCTAAATTAGATATATAGGATTCGGATACATGCCCGTAAAATTCGCGTATCCCCTCAGTTCCTTTTTCTGCGCCCAAAGCATTTGGTTTAAATTGGGTTTTTGTTTCATTTATCGCCATACATTACCTCCGAGTGTTCCTTTGTTATGTCCCATACGGCTTTCTCCATTCCGACATCTTGTGGAACATCCGACATTTTACTGGCAACACTAGCGTCTAAATACATCACCGCATACCTAGTCATATCCATTCCATCATCATCTTTTTTTACTGGATGCTCTTTGACTATGCTATTACTCCAAATATATCCGCCAAATTCGTCCTCAACTTTGGTAGGTTTCCGCCCTTGAGCCAAAATCGGATCAATTTCAACTAAACTATTGCGAAGAAAAAAGATTCTAGGTCTCTTGTCGGGTTGTAAAACAAGTCGATCTTGAACTTTTCCAATTCCACGCAAAACGTCTTTTTTAGCAGGTATATTGGGTATACCATTTTCAGCTAATGTCAATCTATCCTCAGCATCGTGATCGCAAATAGTCTGCTCAATTGTCTCATTGAGATTAAGCTGTGTGATTTGTTTGGCATGCGTGTGTACGGTTCTGCCGGTCATATATATTTGTCGATAAAGATATAACCTTTCATCCTCGTCAATCGCCCACCAGCCGCAGACAAATGGGTGAACTAAACCAAAATCAATCACAAGGACACGTCGCCAACCTCTGGGTATGTCAAAAGAGTCTATAATATGGATACGTTCATCAAATTGCGGATAGACCACACCCTCCGCTTGCACCCATCGCCCAAATCTGAGTCTTTCCTTTCGGGTGCCCGTTAGAGCATCCAATACGGACATAGTTTTTTTTCCCTGTTTGGTGATGGTACCTTCCCGATCATACAGAACAGGGTTATCCTCGTGACGACTGTGTAGTAGCTCCAAAGAAAAGCGGTGTTTTATCCAATGCGACGGCGGGCCGGGATTGCAATCGCCAAAAACCTGAGCATAAGGAGCGTTCCCGGCTCGGCCTGTAACTCTGGTTGTCAATGTTTCCCAATCGTCGATTGTCAGTTGCTCCGCCTGATTTACATACGCAAAGTCTCTCTCGGAAGACAATGCCTTTCCCGGATTATCAAATCCAGCTATCCAAATCCGGCTGTCATTGGAGTAGTTATAAAATTCGACTTTTTCGCCACCGTATTTGGTTATTGGTGTCGAATGGTTGGGACGATAGCCAAGAACCTTGTCCTCATAAGTTTGAATACACGAGCCAAACATATCCGACCGCACTTTACGAATCATAACTGCCTGTGATTTGGGATACTTCCACATTAGAGCATCAAGTTTTTCCAACGCCGCCCTGGTTTTACCAGTTTCGGCAGGGCCAGCTATAATCACCTCGTTATGTTGGCACAGCCATAAATCCTTAGCCGCTCCCCAAGGTTCATATCCAATTTCGCTATCAACTGATGTCTCAATAATACTATAAATCGTCAAGTGAGATACCTCTAATGATTTTTAGCACAAATGGGTTTTCATCTGAGCCCGATACGTCTTTTTTATCTTCATCTACCCCAAACATTTCTCGAATATCCTTCAAGGCTCCTCTGGCCTGTGCCAAAAGAGCCGGATTGCCGGATTGTCCCTCGGTTTTGATTTGAACTTTGGCTTTGTCTGTGCCCGAACTAGCCTCGCTGCTCTCCTGTATCTGTGTGGTTTTTTCGCCTCTACTGTCTACCCACGCTGAAAACGCCTCAGAAAAGATTTTTTGATATTGCTCCATCATTTCCCCGCGTATCAAATTCATCACCTCATCAGTTTTCTGCCAATGCCGCTGTTGAAGATGGGTCAAATCTCTCGAAATAGTAGACTGTGCTACTTCGATACCAAATTCGGTTTTGAGAGTTTGCCGGATACTGGCTTGAGGCTGATTTTTATCACGTCCCCAAATCTCGGCCACTCTCATTTGTCTAAAATTTATGATGCGTTTTTTTCTGCTATTCTTTGCCATATTGTATCCAAAATATTGTATCCAAAATTCCAACCGCAGTTAACCGGATATTTCTTGTTATGCGGATACATTCCGGTCTAATGATTTGTTATATGGTTGAGTTCCCCACCTCAACACCTAATCAAGATTCTTACCCGCCTTGATTTCTCCAAAGGATACGGATACTAACAGGATGTCGGGCGCGACTCACGTATCAGACAATTTCGTGAGTGATCGCTTTACACCTTTTTCTTGCTAAGATGAACCCCTCCCAAATGTTAATAGCTGGTTTTGCTACATCCTCACTAACCAGCCCATTTGTGGGTCTGCTTCCGCCCTTTGTCTGGGCCATATAACACCTGAACTTTTCAATACAACTCTTCAACCTAATGAACCGCCAAAGACTTAATTTCACGCTTGTTCCCAGTCTCCTTCTTGGATAGGTTATTTACCGTGCTAATTACTGCTCACTAGTTTCGGCTCTATGCCAGTGTGCCCCAAAAACCGCTCCAAACAAACGGCGATATATGCCGGCGAAATTTCAACGCCTCGACATTGCCGGTGAAGATTGTGACAGGCCAAAAGTGTTGTTCCTGATCCCAAAAACGGGTCCATACAAATATCTCCAGGTTTACTGCTATTTGACAAGGCTCGTTCAACAAGTTTTACGGGTTTAGTAGTTGGGTGAAGATCGGATCTATTCGGTCTATCTATCTCCCAAATACTTGTTTGTGTCCTGTCATTAATAAAATAATGCGCTGCTCCGGGTTTCCATCCATACAAAATAGGCTCGTGCTTGTAGTGGTAATCAGACCGCCCGATTACCATCTGATTTTTTACCCATATCAACTCGTGTTTTACAAGCCAACTTGCACTCGTCATCATCATCATCATCATCATTTGATTCCCGCCCTGCGGCATTGTAATATAATATACGCATCCAGGATGACTAAAATCAAACATATTCTCAAAAGCTTTTCTCCATATCTTTTGAGCCGTTTCTTCCAATGATAAACAATCATTTTCGATTGGGGTCTGTATGAGGTTTCCTTTGGAAACCGCATTAAGTGAAGTGTTTTTATCTACATAAGAAACTCCGTAAGGAGGATCGGTAAAAATAAAGGTCGCCCTTTCCCCTTTCATCATCATCTCAACAACCGTTTTATCAGTACAATCGCCACAAATAATCCTGTGTTTTTCAAGTTGCCACAATTGACCAGTCTCAGTCCCCCATTTTTGACGGAGTTCATCTGCCTTGTCAATCTTAAGCGGGGTGTCTTCCCCGTTGCCATTGGCAACGTCAACAACCCCATGTAGTTTCTTGGCCCGGTCGAGCATCGCCGTCATTCGCTCATTGTCAATCACCAATCCCTGAGCTTTTTTCATATTGTCGGACATTTGCGCCACGTCCGGTCTACTACCAAACGGAGACGCATTATCGGACTCCATCAACAAAATAGATTCTTCAAGCGACAAATCCGACCGGTCTTTAATTTCAATCAGATCATCGCCTCGAGACTTAATGGCCTCCCAAAGACCGTGCCCTGCTAGAATGTAAAAAATGCCCGGCTTCATTGTAAATGATTCGTCGGCTGCGTTTTTTACCTCTATCTCGACCGGAGTCGTCCAAGAGACAATGTTTTTATACTGTCCGAAGATTCTCTTCCCCTCGGCCAATTCTTTAATATTGGCTTTTGAGTGGATATTCGAGTTCAGAGGGTGAGGTGCAAGTTCTCCTGGATGGACGAAGATCGATTCAACTATGTCGCTCATTTAGCATTACCAGCAAGTTTTCTAAACATTCCAGCCACTAACACCGCAACACCAAAAATGAATGAATTGAGAATAAATGCTGTAGTCATTGATTGATGTGAAGTTTCTTGTTTGGATTGATACCATTCTACCCATTTTACAAATGGATAAAACCATCCGAACATACCATACGCATAATTCGATAATTCGGTCATACGTTTTTCGTTAGCATTGTTCGGTCTAGGGAACATTCGAGATATTATAAAGTTGCCACTCATTGATGTAAGAAATCCAGCTACAAAAGAAAATATCAGATTTGTTCTATAGGATGCTACTTTTCTCTTGTTTGAGCTCGGTGTTTTCTTGCCGTAGGGTTTTATTTTCACATTCGAGTTGCTTTACAATATCTTCCAATATATCGATCCGATCATTTAGCTCGGTGTTTTCTTGTCGTAGGGTTTTATTTTCACATTCGAGTTGTTTTATGCGTTCCTTCAACGCTGAGGCAAACTCTTCCAATATATCGATCCGATCATTTAGTGGCTCAATCAAATTCAATACTGCCTCGGTAATAGCAGCGGTTGCGGTAGCTTGTGCTTGTTTCCGTTGTGCAAAATTCAGACCTATAGAGGAAACAGCTACAATTACCGTGATGTACAATGTTAGTTGTTCCATCGCCATCGACTTTTCATTTGCCTTTATTAAAATGCCTGTAAACAGCACCGTTGATCCTGACAGCAAGCACTTCAGGATCAACCTTGATACCATATTGTTTCAAGGCTTCACTTGTAAGCGCGAGCGCCTGAATTAGAGCCTCTTCTTTCTTGAGGGGGCCGGGCTCGATTGAATGGATCACACTTTCAATAGCAGCCTCTATAATTGGCTGCTGGCCGTTTGCCAAATATGCTGTTTTTAATTGCCTCAGCCACAAAACCACCACCGGCAGTACCAGAGATGCTACGATGGGCAAAATTGCGCTTCCGAATTCTTCTACTGTCATTTTTTTTCTACTCCTGTTATTTTAGATATTGTTGTCAGACAATTTTTGTCTGACAACTCGACATCCTCAACCCTACAAACCACTCACGAAATCTTTGAAACTCTCTCGCGTTACCGCCAAAATCGCGTGATGACCAGTTGAGTTTCAAAACTTTGTTTTGCTTTCGTTTTTGCCCAGTGGCCCGCCGAGTGGCTAGCTTTTTTAAGCGACAAGTAAGGCATTGTGCCGTTTTCTTGAACCGAAGGTTTCCGTGCAGTGATTTATATTGCAAATCAACAAATTGCTCGTCGCCCTGATCTTTATCAGCATGCGAACACTGGAGCGTTGAAATTCTATGATTGTAATTTGAGCAAATTGGCATCACTATTCCCAGTTTTTGCTGTCCAAGTCACCAAAGCTTCGCAAGCCTCGACTAGATTGGTTGCCTCATTTCTCTAATAGTTATGGGGTTATGGGTTATGGGGTATAGCCGATTTAACCCCCATAACCCCCAATTTAGGTTATTTTATATAGTTATGGGGTATAAAAGACATTACCCATAACCCCATAACTACCCCTAACCTACTGGTTTATACTTTTCTGTCTTCCGGCCACCTTTTGGGTTTTGGTAGGGGAATTTCTCAATATCCCCCAATTTCTCAAGCTGTATCCCGTACCTTGGCTTATAATCGAATCCGCCACTTATACGGTGAGGATTCGTTCCCCAATTAATTCCAAAAGATGCTTGGGGGATACAATGTCCCCCAAGGTCGAAAGCTCGCAGATATGTCATCTGCGAATCTTCTGTTGAGAAGTGGGCATCTACCACCCGCCACGAAAATTGCGCGTCAACTTCTCGCCCTTCAAGTTCTTGGATGTAAACTGCTTTTTGTGTTTTTTTGCCTAACAAACCCAAGCGAGAATTCTCCCACTCAGGCGCATTTAGTGCAATCGAGAGAGGTGTATCAATTGACAGTCCATAAAAATCCGATCTCATAGTTATTCACTCCTTTCTCTAGTACCGTAAACCGCCGTTCTCATTGCGGCCCCTCAGCGACAATGAGAACGGCAGTTTACGATCATAGACACCACTCTATTTTACCACAAAAATAGAGTGGTGTCTATCTCAACAACCGCAAACAACTGACACAAACTGTACCGGGTTTATTTTTACAAGTACAATTGGCTTCTACTGAAGCCAAGAAATCCCTTTTTTTTATTCGTCCTATCAGAATCCAGACAACTTCTTCGATCGGGTCGTCTGTATTTGTATATGCCATACTATTTGCTTTGAGCAACCTATTTGAGATCGGGTTACTAGAAATGGCAGACGGGGAGCGCGGTCTGTGTGATGATGTTCTTTTTGGGCATTATTCGGCCTCATCAAATTTCCGGTCAAATTCAAGAACAGCAACCTTGTAAGCCTTGCTATTCATTCGACCGCCTATTTGGAATTGTCGGGTTCCCTAGAAGGCTGTGTATGGGGTTCTCTTTGATTTCAACCCCTGCCTCTTTAGCGACGTGACGAATGATGCTTATATTTGCCTCCTCGACAAGTCTGGCCAATTCGATTTCTTCTCTTGAAGCGTCTTCCCTAACCAACTTATTAAATTGAAGCTGATTATTTTTATCTTTAAAATCAATTACTATCTCAACTTTTACCATATTTTCCCTTGCCTACTAACGTCAAATAAGCCTTAGCTGGTGTTGCTCTCTGTTATTAATACTCGTTCACAGGTAAATGTTGGCAGAGAGCATCTTCTGGAAATCTGTCTTGGCATATTTCACACGGTATGACGTGACCGTAGTACGACCATTGGTCAACATCAGCAACACTGTTGGTATCCTCATCTAGGTATTGAGTAGGTAGTTCAATTCGATTTTCCAATGGAGCAAGCAAACGTTGTCCTGTTTTTAGATCGATGATGTCGGGGTGTAATCCACTGGCCCACCAGAGGTTTGTGTGGTGTTCCAGATACGCATGCCCGCCGCCTGACTCTTCAATGTAAAGTTGGGCATCGCGGCGACAATATTCAACGTCCCACTGTCTCCCTCCACCGTACATACTAAATGGCAGCATTGTATCACTGTCAAATTCGATAAATTCAGGTTTCATAATGTTTCCTTAATTTCTGCTTGCTTTTCATACGCTTGAATAAGAAAAGTAGTTCGCTCACTCTCAGCCAAGGAATGAAACCACCTTGCAATATTAGGTGACAAGTTAGGTATACGAAAATGCACAGGTAAGCGACCTGCTCCACGACGCTTACCTCCCCATTCCCCAGATGAAGATTGAGTAATGACTAATATCTCACTTCGTTTCAGTTTTTCCTCAATATTTTCAATGGCAATATGGCCAGCGTAAGCAAGCTCTAATACATTCTTTAAGATTGCTACTGAATTCTTACCTATTCCTGTATACTGTCCCGGAACAAATTCTGAGTAAATATCTGGCTGATCAGGATGTAAAGGAGATACAGAAAACCCACCTTTTAAGGTATTTCCAAATCTATCTTGAACTTTAATGGTGAAGTTCATAATTACTTCACCATCCATTCTTGGATAGCCGATAAATCAAAATCTGGGGCCCAATCATCCCAACTTTCACCTTCGCCTTCACTGTTTATTCCACCGCCTGAACGGTCTAATTTTCTTACAACTGGAACGCTTGAGCGACCAACACGTTTGTTTCCTACGCCTATGCCGATTGCCTCAAAAATAGCATTAGCGTGCCCGGAATTATTCGCCTCGATTTGTAAGACTTTCAGGATGATACTTTGAGCTTTACCAACAGGATACTGACGACGATTTCCCCAAACAGAGGCAGGGTCTTTTACATTTAGTGCGGTTTCTTGAATTTCCATCTCCATCTCCTTCAACATTATCATAATTTATTAGATTATAACACATTTCAAGATGATTGTCAATGCTTTTCAAGATGAATAGTGACGGTTTTCAAAACCTTAAGGTTGGCCTTTAGCAACCTAACACCACAAAATCAGGTGATTGTGGGTTAGCGTGCCATTTTGTGGTATAATTAACGTAATTAGAATCTTTGTCTGTCCGTCCCGTCGCCCTGTCGGTGTTGTCCCGCATCGGCAAACCGACTGACGGCCGTTTGTCCCGGCGGCTGTTAGACAACAGAATACAAATCGCGCTCCATTTGGAGTCCTGTTTGTGTTCTGTTGTTTGAAGGCCGTTTTTTGTTATCTGAATATTTGAAAATTAAATAGGAGGTTTTGCAGTGAAGCAATTTTATAAGGGGAGGCCCCCCCCTGGAAAGAAAAACGACCTCGCTGTAGAAGCAGCGAGGCCGGGGAGTAGACAATTTACCAGGCTGGTTGATTGTCAATACAATCGAAATGATATATCAAAAGATCAACATTGTCAAACTTTTGACAATGTTGTAAAACCTTTTACAACCCCAAGTATACCACACTATACCACCCAATTTCAACAAAATCAGAGAACCACCGCCGCGCTGGACTTACTCCGGCAGGCTGATTTGCGCTTGGCCAACCTGCAATAAAAACAAGTGCTAAAACTAACGTGATTAACTTTTTCATAATGTACGCCTCCTTTAGACGTATAACGGTTAAAATTCAGCCGATTGCGTAGTTTGCAATTCGGCTGCAATTTTGTTGTTATGTTGCGTACCAGAGCCGCCAAATAAAGACATTTGTTTTGGCCCTTGTAACGTTTGGGATGTACGGCATAAACCCGGCTGTAGCAATTCGCCTTGATTTTGATTGTTATATGGCTGGTTGGGTGGAAATTACCACCACTTTTGCAATGAATCAATCCACAACTTAGCATTTGGGATTGT